GGATCGAGTCAAGCCTGATCCAGTCAGTGACTGTGTAGCTAGGCTCGCTTGCTGATACGCGCGCCGGCAAAGTGAACGTTGCCGACCCGGCAACAGTAACGGTAGCCCATGCCCCGGTCGGATTGATCTTGCTCGTACTGTTAGCCGTCGCCGCGACGATGGCCGTGCAGTTGGTCACCGCCGCTGCCTCGGCGTTGGGGATGATCAGCCGAACATGCGTGAACTCGGCATCAGCCGCCACGCGAATGTGCGAAGTCCAGCCTGGCGCGGCGTTGGCAGTTCCGGCATTGAGGAACGTAGCCATTGCGCGGGTGATGACGCTGCTGCGCTGCGGCGCCGGCACCAATTTCCCACCCCCTGACACCGCGCCCGCGACCGACTGAAGCCGCACGCGAACCCCTGTCGCCCCGCTCGCCTTCCCTCCCGGCGCCGTACCGATCGGCGTTCCGGTGACGAAACTGACCCGGCTGTTCGCCGCATCCCAGTACGCCACCGCACCCTCAGCGGCCACATCGGTGCTCAGCGCCGGCAGATCGAACTGCCCTTCGGTCACGGCGTCCGTCAGCTCACCCGACGCGGCGGTCTTTGTGGCCACGCAGAACAGCGATCCGATCATCATTCCGGTGCCGGGCGTGACTGCGTAGGGCGCTGTCACGCGAACCGAATCGCCGGGTGCTCCATAATTCTTCATGACCGCACTTTCATATAAGCCAGCACGGCGGGCAGGCCGCCCGTGTACCAGAGGACGAACAGAATGACAGCCCCGAGCACCGCCTTGCCGAGTGCCCACTTGATCCAGCCGACAAGCCAACTGCCAGCCTCCTTCTTGGCGGTTTCCTGAGCGGCGTCGGCGAATGCCGTGAACACTTGCAGGAAAAACGCCTTGTTTGTGACCAGCTTCGCCAGACCAGTCTCAACACCCGCCGAAACTATGGCTCGCAGCCGCTCATCTTCTTTGTTATCTTCTCCCACGGACCGCTCCATCTTAAAAGAGCCCCCACACACCAACGACAGTGCGTGGGGAAACGGCTGCGACAACTGCATGGTGATTACTCCTGAGCCTTGGGCTCAGTTCCGTCATCTTTGCCTTGCTGCGGGGTCGGCAAATTGCCGCGCTGCAAGAAAAGCAAATCCTCCCACACACCGAGCTTCTTGAGCTGGTCAATGTCGGACGCGATCTGCTTGAAAACCTTGTCGGGGTCATCCCCGCGGGCGCGCAGCTTGCCGCTGATGCTGTTCAGGCCGCCACTGATTTCCGCCAGGTCTGCGCGAACCTCTTGGTCGGGCTGGATGTACTCTCGGCGCGGCGGCGAGCACTCAACGTCCCACTCAGCGTCACGCGACCACTGGTTGTTCAGCGCGCCGGCTTCCACAAACGCCTCAGCCACGCGCTCGATGAACATGGGGATGAACGTGAGCCACTGAAGCTGCTCCACCTCACGGTAGAACGCCATCATGCGCATGCGGCCCTGGGTGAAATTGGCTTCGCGCATGTCGCCAGTGGCCATTTCGTAGGTGAAGCCGCAGCCGGCCGAAATCAGGTGGACTTCCCACTTCGCCGTCTCGACGTAGCCCGGCATGGCCTTGGGCTCAACCACCGTCAGCCCACTGGCCCCCACCGAAGTGATGCCGCCAGAGGACAGCGTGCCAAGGTCAGTGCTGGTCGGGTCGCGGTTCGCCTCAGCGTCAGGCTGCGCCATTGCGCTCGCGTCCTGCGTGACGATCACAGAAAGTCGGGCCTCCAGATTCTTGCGGGCGCGCTCTGCGTCCTCGTAGATGCTGAAGTCGCGCGTCCGCGTGATCGCGGAGTGCATGCGCGTGATGCCGCGGCTTTGCTGGGCACGCTTCGGGTCGAACAGATGGATGATTTCGGCCGCGGGAACACGACGCGACTCGTTGCGCAGCGTGCGCCGCAGCGTGGTGTCACCGGGGTGCTGATCCCACAGCCAATAGCCCACCTTTACGCCCTGGCTGTCGTATTCGATGCCGTTGATGATCTGGTTGCCGTTGTCGGGCGCACGGTCGCGCGTGGTGTCCAGCCACTCCACCTCCAGCATCTGGAGCATGAGCGGCGGCACGCCTGGCCTGCCGGTGTCGCGGGTGCGCAGACGGCACAGCACCTCACCGTCAACGTCCCAAGTCAACCACGCCTGTTTCTGGAGCCCGTCGAACGTGGACGCGCCGCTCATGTCGCAGCGCTTCTTCCACTTCCGCCAAGCCTTGTTCCGCGTGGCCGCCGCGGCGCCCGTGAAGTTCACGCCGATGCCATGCCCGACCGCGTGCGCGACGCGAGCATCCATGCCTGACGTGATATAGGGGACGTTTTGGTACAGCGACCGGGCCTTGACGCGCAAGGCGTTGCCATCAGCCTGATGGTCAGCGTTAGGGCTGGCACCAGGGCGCCGAGGCTTCCAGCCGTCTTTCGTGCTGGCCGCCTCGTAGGCGCGGGCCAGTTCGCGGCGATAGTGCTGGCGCACCAGGCCGGCGCGCGGGTTGATGAGGCCGACAGCCCAGTCGATCAGGTTCAATCTCGGCTCCCGGCCATGCGGAAATACATCGTTGCCGGCCGGCGCGTTGCGGCGGGCGCGGTGGCGCGCAGCTGGTCAGCCACATGCTGACGGGCCGCCATCAGCTCGGTCATCGAGCGGTAGCGCGTGCGCACGCCGTCAGCCTCGACCTCCAGCTCTTCGGCGGCAATCGCGGCATCCAGTCGGTCCAGATCGGCTTGGGTGTAGGCCATGGGCGCGAGGATAGTGCCCCGCACCGTCTCAAGTCCACCAGTTCTGATACAGCGTTACTTGCTGCTGGCCATTTTCAGGTAGCGGTAGACGCTGGGCCGGCTGATACCCAGCTCACGGGCCAGCGTGGTCGCATTCGTGCCGTTGAAGCGCCGAAACACCTCATTGATCAGCCGCTGGCGATCCTCTGGGCTCTTCTTGTAGATGCCGCGCTCGCCGCCGAACTCTTCGCGCACGGCAGCTTTGACCTCAGCCAGCTTTTTCTCGTCCAGGGCCGGGCCGAGCTGCTGGATCATCTGAAAAATGCGGTCGAGTACGTCAGCGTTTTTCATTTCAAGGTTCATGGTGTCACCAGTCTCGGGTGAATTGAGGTTTCGCCCTGGGCTTTTCCGGGGCGGGCGGGGGTTTCTCTATCACGGGTGACACCTCGACGGTGCCGTCCGGCTTTTGGATGATGGTCGGCTCCACCTTGCCTTGCAACTTAGCCCACATCGCGGGCGTGTAGAGGTGCAGGTTCAGGTCATGCGCACCCCACAGAGCGTAGTTGCGCATGTCCAGTTGCTCGTTGCGCGCCCGACGCTTCACCCAACGGTGTTTCACCCCACCGCTAGTGTTCATCAAGACGCGCTGCTCTGCGGTTAGCTGCTCGCAAACCTCGAACTCGACATTGACAGGCAGATTGACAAAGCCTGGGCCTGGGGACTGGAGTTGTAGCTGGCTGTGCAGCAAGTCCTTCGCCGCGTCCACCCCAACCTCCCACAGCATCACCCCGTTCCTGTAGACCTTGCCCTTGTAGTCAACGTCCTGCGCTGACGCCTTGCCCTTGATGGGCGACTCGTCGTTGTTGCTGCCGCGCACGCAGCGGTAGCCTAGGTGCTGCCGGGTTCGCACGAAGTTGTATACCGATTGCGTGTGGTGGCCTTGAATGTCGATCGCGCAGCGCTTCCAGCGCATCGTCGTGCCGTGCTCATCCTTGATGTAGAACTGGTTCAGATGCAGCTCCAGCGTCAGCCATGTGTCCTCTGTGGCCGGCGAGCCCTGCACGATGCCCTTGGCGATCAGCCAGGACTGCATGCCGACACCCCATCCCCACACCGACCACTCAAGGCGATCATCCTGGGTATCCACAGCCGCCGTCAGCATCAGGCAGCCGCGAGGCACCGTGCCGTAGCGATAGGCGTGCGGCGGCAGCATGTCCTTGGCGCGGCGTTGCAGTGCGTGCTCGTCCGTTGTCGCACCCTTCAGTTCGTACACATCGCCAAGCGTTTCGTTGACGAAGCCCTGCATCGGCCCGTCATTGCCGGCCTTGTAGGCTGTGGCCGCTTCCTCGCACTCGCGGGCAATGTCCACCCAGCTGCGTTGCGGGCTGTATGCCGCCCACACATGCACGGCCACATGGCGCGGGGTCTTGCAGGGCATACCGTTCGTTCCTAGCCACACGCCCTCGCCACAGTAGCGCACGCCACCCTCGTCCTCGGGGCGAATCTCGTGCCCGAACTCATCGCGCACGGCTGGTCTGCGCACCGAAATCCAGAAGCCTCGCATCGGCACACCGCCAGGCAGATAGTCGGCCTGCGTGATCGACTCTCGACAGTGCGGGCAGACGTGGCGCACCGTCTCGGGCTTGCCACGCTCCCACTTGAAGCCATGCAGCACCTTCTTGCCTCCCCATATCAGCGGATGCTCGCCACCGCAGTGCTGGCACTCGATGTGGTACTGCATCAGCACGTCAGCCTCAGCCTCGGCTTCCTCGACGTTGCTGGAGTTCTTGATGCGCGGCGTTGTGCCGCCGATGAACTTTGGGTAGGGCGCACCTTCCAGTCGCCCCTTCGCCAGCACGCGGGCCGTGCTGCTCTTCTCAATGCGGCGGTCAAAGCCGTCCCACTCGTCCAGGGCCGAGCCGTCCACCGTGATGCGTCGATAGGCGCGCGCCGCCTTGCCGCCCAGGACGTGCAGTGCTGAATCGCGGAACGACTTGAAGGCCATCGTGTCCTTGGCCGTTCCGTAGCTCTTGCGCGCCGAAGCTACGGCTTTGACCAGATCGAGCGCCGGGTCGATTTCCGTCTTGACGAAGCTGTCGCGGTCGTCGTCCGTTGGTTGCCACAGGGCTATCTTGCGGCGGCGGTGCGCGATGTTGTAAGTGACCCAGGCTACCAGCATCTTGCTGTAACCGACCCGCTTTGACTTCCTGATGTTCAGCTCTTCGATCTTGTCATCGCTCATGAAATCCATGATGCCGATCTGAAAGGCCCAGGCGTCCCAGCGGCCTTTCTGGTGCGAGCTTTCACCGGCCAGAACGAAGTTCTCTTGCGCCCACTCGCTGAGCGTCTGCGGTATCTGCGCGCGCATGCTGTCCAGGCCCAGGGCCACGGACTTTGTGATCGCGTCGGCAGTTTGACGGTGCATCAGAAACGGATGGCGCGAACGATGCGATCCCACACGATCGCAGCCTGCTGTTTGCGCACGCTGGGATTCGGGCAGGCAGCGAAATAGGCGTGCCAAGCCTGCTCAGCCTCACGCAACTTCTGGTGTGCGATTTCGTACAGGCGCTCCATTTCACTCATCATCGTCATCCCAACTGTCGAGCACGGTGCCGATGATGGCCATGACCAGCGCCACAAGCAGCACCATCAAGGTAATCCGAAAGTCAATCAGCATCGTCATCCTCGACTTGAGTCTCGACCTTCGCCTTGATCAGCTCGGCCGTTTCGTGAATCCAGGTGTTGCGGGCCTGGGCGATGGTCTGCTTGATGGCGCTCTTGGCCGACTCGGGCAGATCGGGGCAGGACTTGGCCAGGCGCCCGTCCAGCTGGTCAAACTGGGCGACCACAGCGCCCGAGGCCGCGGCCAGCACATCACCAAGCAGGCCAATCGGGGCGTACTCGCCGCGCGCTGTGGCCAGCTTGACCTCTTGGATCATGCGCTGCGTGCGCGCCAGCGCTGCCTTCTCTTGGGTCAGATCGAGCTTTTCGCTGTCGCCTTCGGCCGGCTCAGCCTTCGGCCGGCCCAGTCGCCCCTTGAACTTGCTCATGAGCGCCTGAAGCGATTCGCGCAGCGTGGCGTTGGCTGGAAGCCAGCCCTCATTGACCCAGTGGTTGACCTGCTGGGGCGTGATGCCGATGAGCGCGGCGAACTTGCGCTGGCTGATCACAGCATCGGGGTCGATCGAACGGTCGGTTTCGGCGGCAGTTGGCACGGCGTCTCAGATTTGGCGTTTCGGAGACTTTACCTGAAATTTTGTTCAGAACAGGCTTGACCTGAGACTTTTCGATGTGCTAGGCAAAATTCCCTATGCAAAATCTGCATAACACTGATTGTTCGGGGTACGAACTATC